TCAGCCTAGGGTCTCTACTACCGTGCACCATCAGTAATGACCAGTCTTTTTATGATAGTCCAATGCCTTACAAGGTGTGAGGTGCCTATGCTTTATATACTTCAATCCTAAATCTATTTGGATATATGGGTCCTTGGCGGTGAGCTTAAGTAGTTGGGGTATCCCGTATGCAGTGCTCTTAGGGTTATCAGCTCGAGGATTCCATCTGCTCTCTAAATGCCATAGCTGCTCCAAGCATCGATACTGTTTAGCATCCTTAAGCTTTATATGAGCATAGAGTTTGTAGTTATTTACATCTCTTGCAGTACTTACCGCCGTAGCTGTAGGGCTATTGACAAATAGCAATAGAGAGGCCAATAGCACCAAACTGCGCCTACGAGCTATCCGCCTCAGCGGCTCGTCTGCGAGTGTGGAGCGTAGCCTATATGTCAAATACCTTGCAAATATGTGGATAACTTGAGCGTGGTTAGAGCGTGTCATCCACAGCTTTGTAGTGCCTGTGGATAACTCCTGTGGATAACTATTAGGCATCCTTACCCCAGCCAGTGCCCCTAAAGCTCACACCGGGCACGCCGTAGACTTGGCGCATCGTATGACCACAACATAAAGGCGCTACGTTTTCACCTATCGGCGCAGTGACTTCATACCGGATATTGCAGCTTATACACTCATACTCATACGCTGGCATCTTTAGGCTCCTCCACCATACAAACGCCTATAACGCCGCACTTAGTACACTGCAACGTCTTTACGTATGGCGGTAGGTTATCTGTAATGATGCGCTCGATCTGATCTGTGACCTTTTTACAAGGTCTACACTCGTACTTATATATAGTCATCCTTTACACGCCTCGCATAACCATAGTAAGACCTCGCCGCCGGTATCTACCACTGTACGGCCGTTATCCGGACTACTCTCCTTATGGCATCCGTCGCATATGGCCGTAACTCTGCTCGTCACATCGCCGTTATCGTGTATCGTCGTAGCTATTCCAGCTTTAATAAATGTCATTTCGCCCATTATAGTTTTACCGCCTTATCTATGTGTAGTAGCGCTATCTGTTTATCAATCGCTGGACCTTTATCCACTGTGTTTGATGGTAAGCGCTTAGTAGTGAAAGTAACCGTAATCTTGCGTAGGTTGAACGCATATATGCCGTTAGGCGTTGAGTTGATGTAAAAGGGTGTAAAGCCGAGGTCATTAGCTCTATCCATAAGAGCCTCGTATTTATCCTTTTCAAGGATCAGCTCGTCATAGTGAGTATGCCGGCATTTAAGCTCGATAGTAAGCCTATAGCCGGTACTCGTAGCATCGATGTATTCGTAGGTATGCTCGGACTTCTCAAGATCCTCAAGGTATGTAGCCTTGATGTAATCAAAGAGGCCCTGCTCAGTCATTATTGGGCTCGCCATTTACCGTCGCTACCGATTACTTGCCATATTGGATCGCACTGTTTATCGCGTGCTCGCTCGGTGCACTTATATGCGGCCCAGTCTTTACCGCTCTTAGCGCTCTTACCCTCAGCCCACACCATAGTGCCGTGAACACACCTTGGAGCTGCTTCCGGTAGTACGCCGCCTAAGCCCTGCTCGATCGTCTCGATTGCTTTACCTAGTGTAGGTATATCATCGGCTACGAATTTAGTAGTCCAGTAATCGGGCTCAGCTGCAGCCGTCTCTACCTTTTGCATATCCTGTACGGTAGGTCTGCCACCTTCACTCGGCGAAAGTAGGCCAATAACTCTACCGTAGGCGCTTGTAAATGTGTCCTCGATAAACCATTTTTTCATATTTTGCGGATATGTCGCTACGTTACCAAAAGCATAATCGACGGCGCTAGGAAACGTATCCATATACTCTCGATACGCCTCAGCTCTTACTAGGATCGTACCCTTTTCTAGGTTTATATCCTCAATAAAGGCAATCAAACGGCCTTCGGGAAACTCTGATCGAAAGCGTTTAATGCGAGTGTTTACATCCTCATAGTTATCTAAGAATCCCATTAGATTAGGCTCTTATCTTTGAGAGCTTGAACGATTGCCCGGCCTCGTATGTAACCCTCGCCGTGCCCGTGTCTAAAGCCCAGGGTGTAGGCAGCTTTAATAAACGCCGCCATTATGCCCGTTATTGTAATTACTATTATAAAATCTGCACTGTTCATATATCGCCCTTTGTTAAGGCCGATTAGGCATACTATCCGAGTAGCCCTCTCGGCGTTTGTGGTATCAGTATGAGCCCACTATCTGACATAAGGCAAGTATCTATGTAGGCGTGTCGGTTTTTATAGGCTCTTTAGGTTTGGATTTGAGCCCATTACCGGCAAGTACCCCACCTAGCGCACCCGTTAAAAATATGGCTAAAGTTTGTAAGAGCTGTATAAAGTCTCGATCATTGGGAGCTTGAGCACCTACGGGCTGAGTGACAAAGACCAGCGCATAAACGGCCCCAGCTGTAATTACAAAAAAGGTCAAGGCTAGTACGGCACCGATTAAAAAGATTAGGCGAGCGTGTATATCCTCAGGCGCTAGACGTTTTTTATCCTTATTCATTTGGCTTAATAAGGTCCTTAGTGCAGGTTCCCGTAACCACACACTGCGGCTCCACGCACTCGGGCTTTTCCCAGTTTTCGTACTCTTGGCACTCATACCTTACCCATCCTTGGTAACCGCACCCTGATAGGAGTAACGTCCCCAACATCGCCCCTATCAGGGCCCGGATCATTTAGAGCCTATGCCGTATTGCTTTTCGCTCGGCTGCACGGCTTTAAGTAGTGGTCCAATAAGTGCAGCTAGAAAAGCATTAGCCAATACTTTAGGATCTGAAATACCGGACATATAAAGCGCTCCGGCGCAAGCTGCAGCGTGGCGTAGGTACGACTTACCAGCGGCTATTAGTTGTTCTTGCATTTGTCTACCTTTCGTGCCCTTTAGGTGTGTCTAACTATAAACCTAAACTCTCGATAAGGGCTTTAGCCTTGCCCGGTTTTACTTCTACTTCCCAATGCATCTCGTCTGCTCTGCCGTTAAAATCACCGCCCCATTTTAAGCCGTATTTTTTAGAGAGCGCCCGGATCATAGGTACCTTTTCAGCTGGAAACGTGCCGCGCTTACCTAGTGGGTGTTTAGTCGCATTAAGGTCGATCGCTGTACCGGAGGAGTGGCACGATAACTTATCTGTAGTACCTCGGACCATACGAAAGGCATAAGCCCAATCGTCAAAGGTGCCCTCGTCGATCGGTTCGATCAGCTCGTGAAACTCTGCAGCAAAAGCGGCCAAGAGTGGTCCCACACTCTCGGCGCACCTTAGCTTACGATCCGTACCCCTTACCGAGTAGGACTTTATTTTTATCTCATCCGGATCTTTAGAGGCCGGATAGCCGTTATAACTTTTTAGCATTACGAGAGTAATAGCTTCGCTTCATCGGCGGTTAAACCAAGGCGTTCTAGTAACGCCGCTTTGGTAGCCTCATCGGCCATTTGCTTATTATTCAAATTAATCTGAATCGCGACTGCTTTATCTAAAGCCGCTTGTTCATCTTCAGTCAAATCTCTGATAATTTCTTCACCAGTGCTTGCATTTATTTCTAGTATTTTGCTCATTATGCCACTCCGTAGATTTGAATTGTGCCAGCTTTAAAATTTCCCCCTGTTAAATTAGAAAATTTAATTGAAGTAATTGCGGTCGTGTTGTTGTTGTAAGTACCAGCATATTGGTTTACGTGATTTGAACCATTTGCGCCGGTAAAAGCATTATTTTGATATGTTCTATAAAGGCTTGTGCTGGCGTAGTTATTTATGCTCATTTGGAACCCACCAAATCTTGCAGCACTATCTCCAGTTAGGGCAAAAACAACGCCCGTCTGAATCGAAGAATATGAAACTGCAAAATCCGATGAAATTGTTCCAGCAACGTTGCGAATACCGTAATAACTATAATTTGAACCGGTATCACCATTAAACTGTAATTCAATTGGGCCACTTGAAGCCGCTGACGTTTGCAAACCTGAACCAATAATAAGCAAATTTTTATAAGACCCTGATATTGCACTTACTGTAAAGTTAGTAAGCGTGTTATTAAAAGAGGTGGTTGAAATTAATGTTAATCCACCACTAGTGGAAGTAGCCCATTTTAATCCTGTGGCTTCCGCGCTGTCGGCTGTAAGAACTGTGCCATTTGCGCCGACTGCTAGACGTGCAGGTGTATCCGCTGCAGTCGCACCAATTAGATCGCCTTTAGCATCTACTATCGTATTTTGGATTGCGTTTGCATCGTCGCTAGTGACCCAAGTAAAGTCCATATCGGTGGCTGAGGTTTTGCTTAGTACCTGCCCTGTAGTACCGCCTTTAAGATCAAGTAGTGAGGCATCGATCGAATCACCAAGAGCCTCGATAGCGGTAGCGCCATCCTTTACGAGGTCAGTAGACGTAGGTACCGGCCATCCAAAATTAGGTGTAGTAGTTGCCATTAGGTTAATCCTCCAAAAGCGTTTTCCCATATAAGAGTAGCATTTACACCCGTCCATATTAGGGATGGTGGGGTAACTGTTGCCCACTGTGGCGCGACCAGTGAGAAATCTGTAGGGCTTAGGGTAAGGGTAAAGTCTACGTATGACGGCGTAGCCTTGATAGCAAACCCCTCGACAAAGCCATTAAAAGAGCCATTAAACATATTGATAGGTAGGTCATTAACTACCATAGGCTGACCAAAAAAGGCATCGATGAGCTTATCTCGTTCAACATCGGGTAGCTCTGAGTTATCAAGCCTAAAGGTGATGCTCTGTAGTTGCTCTCGAGGAATCGCCCGGAGCCCTAGCTCTCGATCCATTACAACGTTCACATCGGCTATTTTGTCGAGGTTAGAGGTAACGCTACGCTGATACCGGCCATAAGTAGCGATCGAGTCAGCATCGAGGGCCGTAGCTTGGCTAGAGTAATTGTTACCATAATTAAATACTAGGGAGTTACGGATCTTGCCTATCTGTAGAATAGATTTTACGCTTGACGGCGTAGCGTAATTGGCCGATATGGTCGTATAGCCGTTAGTGGTTAAATAGGCAGTACGGTGGTCGGCATCTGCATAACATACTCGGCCGGCCTTATCCTCAAAAATTTGTCCTAGTGCGCTTTGTGCAATCTGAGCACATAGGTTATAGCTGCTAGCCGGATCAGCTGTACGAGGGATCATCTCGTAGAGGCCCGGTCGATCGATCTCGCCTAGCCCTACGTTTTCTGCATCGGCCCACGTAGTCGTAGGATCGTAGTCAAACCACTGTAAAGCCGGTGCTACCTCAAACCACGAATTTATAAGTAACTCGTTAAGGATGTCGTAAATTTGATCGCCGTCCTCATCCTTAGACAAGGCATCCGGGAAAAGGGCTTTAGTGAGCTTGGCTAGAGATCCTACGGCCAAGATATTACCGATTGTTATAAACCCGATCTCCTCCGGCGAGCGTACCGATATGCCAAAATCTGATACCTCACCGCCAAATACGGGTACATATACCCCGGCGCTATTCTTAAGCTCGAGCGTGAGGGAATCTGTAACGTCTATATCAAAGGCAGTATTATTGATGTTTACGATCTCCATACGAGCGTAGCCGGCGTTGCACTGTAAATCGATGTCATCTCGACCCGTAGCCATATTGACCGATAGGACGTTATCGTAAACGGTGGTCCCTACGATGATTTTCCACTCGGGTAGCCAAGTGCTCATAAAACGTAATTACCTGTCCCTCGGTTTACCGAGGTGCCTCTATAGCTTGACTGATTAAAAATATCCTCAACGGCTCTAGCTATAGCTTCGGGATCTCCGACCCCTGTATTTATTGTAACTTCTACTTTTTGAGAGGGTGCTCCGGTAGCAGGGTTAAAGCCATAACTAGCAAAAGGATCTGTTAGCTTAGGCATCTCGGTTAGCATCGGCGCAATAGGTCCCATCGAGGCCGATGGTCCTCCGGGTTTAGCCCAGCTAGGAGGTACAAAATTAGGGACTAAAGTGCCATAATCTTTAGTACCTACACCATTTAGCGCATTATTATAGTCCTGTAGAGCTTTCATACGAGCTGCATCGGCGGCGGCTTGAGCCTTAGCTACTCGATCGATCATTGAGAGCTCGCTGGATTCTCGTAATAGATTAGCTGTATTAGCCGCACTTGATGTCTTACTGATAGAGGCTAGGCGTGCGATCTCTGTAAGTTGGATCTGTACGCGCTCGTTATATGACTCTTTAGCGGCAAGGGTGCCAGCGGCCGTTATCGCGGCGTTATATTTCTTAAACGCCTCCTCACGTGCCAGCTCTTTATCGCCCTCGGCCATTTTGCTATCGTTAATGACTTTAAGCTCTGTGAGTAGCTGAGTGTTAAGAGCTTGCAAGGTAGCACCGCTAATAGTCTCTACACCGGCTAGGCGTTGCATATCCGCGTTTTTCTGGAATTTAGCGAGCTCGTCGATTTTCTTGAGAGCTGCCTCGCCTTTATCCTCCTCGATAAGCATAAGAGCCTCAAGGCGTAGTTTAGTCTCTTTGTCGTAGGTAGCTCTAAGAGCTGCAGCTATAGAGATCCGGGTATTATCAAAAACGGCGGCAGCCTTAGTTAAAGCTAGTTTTGCTTTTTCTGCCTTGGCTGACTTAGCGTTAGCCGCTGCTAAATCTTTAGCGCGTTTGGCGGCAGCTGCCTCAGCTTTTTTACGTGCCGCATCGTTAGGATCTACAAAGGTACCGCCGAGGGCTGAGCTCGGATAGCCGCCCATACCGGCTGGGACGGCCTCTTTTCCAAATCTGCGAAAGAACTCTCCGAGCTGACCGAACATACTGCGCTTAAGAATCTCTGGCCATATTTCGGTTATATATTTATCTACTCCCGGCAAGCTCTTAAATTTTGCGATCAAGGTAGATATACCAGTAATTACTTCGGCGGTATATGTAGCGAGATCCTGCATCCCATCGGCTAGAGGCTGGATCGTATTACCGTCTCCGGCTAATAGTGACAAGCTTTCCATTAAACTTTTACCGATTGTTTCGGTAGCCTCACCTGCAGCGTTAGATAAAATACCCATTTTGCCAGCGTAAGTATCTAGGTAAGCGGCATTGGCGCCGGAAAATTGGTTATTAAGTTTATCCTGTACGTCGGCAAATTTCATCGTCTTAAGCTCGGCCTGAGTCAAGCCTAGCGAGTATTTACGCAAGCCTCGAGTCTGCCCTACGTAGGCTAGTGATAAATCATTTACGACGGTCTCATAAGCGACACCGCTACCGGCGCTTATATCTAAGGCTTGAGTTAGTAACTCTGTGGACTTGGCTACTGAGCCCGTCGTGGTCAATAGTTTCTGCATCGATGGACGGAGCTGATCGTCGGTTACGCCTGAGGCGCGAGATAGCTGAGATATAAACTCCTCGATGCGTGGAGTCTCAAAGGCTAAGCCGAGATTTTTTACCGATATTGCTAAACGTGATGCGGCCTTTTCATCCTCGACAAAGGCTTTAACGGCAGCCTTACCGAATTGAGATATTTTTTGCACGCTAAAGGCAGCGGCGAAAGTAGCGCCTAATTTCTTAGCGCCTTTCTCAAAGGCTCCAATTTGTTTAGTACCTTTAGTTAAAGCTTTACCATCAAAGGTCGTAACCGCGCTTACGACTAAACTAGGTAGGGTTGCCATTATGCGGCCTTTCCGTATCGGCCTTGATTAAATGCAGCGATCGTTTTCTCTATAGCGCGGATGACTGCCGCTTGAGCTTTACCCTGATCCTCGTGCCAAGCTCTAAAGATCATACGGCCGCGCTCCTCGCGCTTATTGCCATAGAGAGGACCCATACGGCTTACAAAATGCTCACCGGCTCCTGGGTTATTTGAGCGATAGCCTTTACGGGATGTGGTCTCGGCGCGGCCGGCTGTCTCATAGATAGATCCGGCGGCAGATTTATTACCTACAAAGTAAAGAGCCCTCCAGCCGTTGCGATTCTTTTGACCGCCGGACTGTGAGTAGTAGATCCCTTTTTTTACCGTAGCGTGATCGTAAAGCGGAAAGAGCCTTACGCGGCCCTCGGTGTTAAAGTTTCTAAAAGCCGAGTTACGAGCTGTAATAGTTTTACCTACCGTGTTTTCGTTCCACGCATAAAGGTTATCCGGCTGAGGTGATGGAGCATATCCTCGAGCCTTATCGCGTAACGGCATCATTACGCCCTTAATTTCGGCGTTCATCTCTTTAAGTAATTCCGGATCTACTTTACGGATGGCCTTGATAGTCTGCTTAACGCCTCTTACTTCTATTGGCATATTGCTCGGCCTCCTTAGCTTGATCGTTTAACACTTGTATTAACATCTTATACATCTCTACATCGAGATCGAGCACCGATTGAGGCGAGATCCCTAACCGTATAGATAGCT